CAAGTGTATATAATTCAATATCTATTAATTCATAATCAGAAGAAAAAACAGGAACTGCTAAAGCATTTTGACCATCGCCATTTATTTGAATTTTAGGTAAAATTGCATACATTGATCCAACATCAATATTTTGTATTCCTCCAACAATATCATGTAATTCTACAATTGCTCTGCTTTGATCTGTGTTTACAAATGTATAATTTTTAATTGTTGCTACTACTTCTCCTTCATTAGTAATAAAAACCATAATATATTTGTTATCATAATAATTATTATTTGGATTTAAAGGAATTGGATCAGTAAGAGAAGCAACCGATATTGTGACAAATATAGTATTATCTTGATAAATTTGTTTTTCAGAAATTCTACAAGATTCATTATCATAATTAGGATTTATAATATCATGAATATTAAAAATAGAACTTTGGTCTATTTTATAAGAAAAATTGATTTCTTCTATATCTCCAGGTTTTGCATTTACTTGAACGTCTAATTGTAAAGATCTTTCATCAAGATAAAATAAATCATCTATAATAGGAACAGGAACATATTTATTACTTACAAATTTTTCCATATGTTCTGGAATTTCATATAAAAATTTCCATACATAACCATCACTTTTGTATTCTTCTTCTATGCTATCTGAAATTGGAGGGTCTGTTGATGCTCCTCCATTATTATTATTTAAACATTTATAAACTCTTAATTTAGAATTTACTTCTCTAATAGTGTAATATTTTAAATTTTGTAATTCTTTTCTGTCGTTGTATTCATCATAAACTGTCCCTGAAGCCCACTCATACCCTTCTCTTTTAATTCCTAATGCAGCATCTGTTTCATAGATTTTGTATGCGCATAATATTGATTTTTTCGAATTATTTTCTTCAAATAAACTATCTTTGGGCGATTCTGGTAAATAATTTGTATTTTCTGTTTCCCAAGGATCAACCTTTCCTATAAAAAAATAATTATCTTCTTTTTTTAGGTTTTCTAAATAAGATTTAGCATATTCTGTTTTAATGTTATATTTGATCATTGTTTTATTGCTTTAATTTCTATATTGTTTAATATTATTTATGAAATAGTACTTTCTATTACTTTAATCTCTATGTTATTTAAAGATACACTAGGAATGATAACATTATTAGTTAAATCAAAATGAATATATTCAATGTTTGTTGAATTATTTATAACTTTATTTATGTTATTTTTACCAAATAATTTATATCCTGAAGGGTGTACTAATTTTAATACATTTGCTCTATAAAGTTCTATGTCTATTTCGCTGTTTATTTCATAAGAGTGGCTTTGATAATAAAAATTATCTTGTAGAACATTAGTGGATGATAATCTACCAGATTGACCAGAATAATAAGGAGCATATTCACATAAAACACCAGCGCTTGGAATTCCCGTAAATCCTATTCCTTTTTCTGACACAATATAAACATCATATAATTCATTTATTTGAGTTTCATAATTAAACCCAAAATTAACAGCATCTATCTTTAATATTCTTCCTTTTTCGTCTACTTTTGATACTCTTCCAATATATCCCTTTCCTGTATTTTTTACTATACCAGGAACAGTAAAATTAAATCCAAAATCTTTGGCATCAAATGTCCAATAAGCAAAAGGAAGAGGAACGAAATTAACTCCATTAATTTCAATATATTCACTAGTTGTGCTTAAATATTCATTTAGATCTTGATATAAAATAGGATCACTTGATGTAAAAGTAAAATCTGTTCCAGATACAGTTTCTGCTATGAATTCCCATGCGTCTGTACTTTCGTTTTCTAAATCTTGAATTGTAAAATCACCATAATATGAACCATTTATACTGATATAATTTTTAGGACGAAGATATACTCTATCATTCACTTGATAATTATATCCCCCATTTTGAACAGAAATATTAATTGGACAATAAGAAAGATTATATTCAAGTGTTTCTTTTGCTCCATCTAATATAGTATCACATAATAATTTTTTAGTTTTATCAAAAGTTCCTGTATAATCTTCTATGAATAATTCTCCAACTTTATATTGATCTATTCTATAGATAGAAGAATCTACGACTCTTGCGCTTGCTGTTCTATTTCCATTTGAATCTACTTGATAAACAAATCTATTATTTACTTCTCTTGTTGTATTATCATCAATTGAAAATAATTTTATACTTTTTCTTTGAATCCATTTTGCAGAAGATGCCTTTAAAATCTTTTCTCTAGGATATGTGATATCAATTTCCGTATCAAATAAAAGTCTGAATAAAAATTTAAACGAATCCAATGTTCCTTTTGATTCATAAAATTTCTTAATATTTTTGATTACTTTTGTTATATCTAAAGGTGTTTCTGTCTGATTATCTAATGCAAATGTTTTTGGAAAATCTGGCAAAAACTGAGAATAAAATAATGGAATAAAATAATCAGAAGTAGTATCAATATCATTAAAATCAGACTGCTTGAATGGTACAAGATATGGAGTATTTGAATTTTCTAAAAATTCATAATATTTTTGTATGAATGTAACAAATTGTGGATAATCTGATATTATAAATTCGGGTATAACATTTTTACCTAATATAGAAATTTCAGTATTTTTAGGAATTATTGTTTCTTTTATTTCAAAAATTAATTGTATTTCTGTATTTAATATTTTTTTATTATTTTTATTAACAGCATATGCTATTATTTTATTTTTACCTTCAATATAAGAATCAGGCAAAAAGGAACCATAATAATCTTGTTTTATGTATTTTTTATTGTTTACAAAAAATACAAAATGTTTAACATTTTTATCAATTCCATTTACTTCATATTTTATTTCTAAATTTTTAGTAAATAAAATAGTGTTTTCTATAGGACTTTTAATATTGATATTAATCATATTATTTATTTCTATATGGAATTAATTCTTCTTTTATGTTTAATGAATTTGAAGAATTAATATCAAATTCTAAAACAGTTTTTTTACTAGCAATTATATCTTTATTTTTAGGTATAACTTTTAATATTATAGGATAATTATTTACTAAAAATGATGGTTTAAATTTATTTAATTTTATAGTTCCTGTTTGATAATCTATATTACCTATATTTTTATTAATATAAATTTTTTTATTTCCTAATTTATAATATAATAATATATTTCCATTACCATCATCTTCTAATTGACAATTTCTATCAATAAAATTAGAATCTAAATATCCGAATAAATTACTTGTTAATGTAGTAGAATTCGTTGATAATTCATTATCAAAATTAAAAATATAATTATCTTCTAAAATAAAATTAGGAATAAATCTTTTTTCTAGACTGATATTAATATCATTAGATATAATAGAATCATCTATATTTTGTATTTGTTCTATTAATTCTGCAGAATAAAAATCAGCATCAAACTTTCTTACATAATAAGAAAAAAATTCATCTATTGTTGATCTTATTTCTTTTTTAATATTTGACGTATTTTTAATTATAATAGGGTCAATTTTAACATTTATATTTAAATTTAAATATATTGTATTTGGTTCAACTATTTCAACTTGAACCCCAACTACATTTCTTTTTGTTGTTAAATTTTTAATTAAATTATTTTTCTCTGTAGTCGATAAATCACTTCCACCAATAGGTTTAACACAAATATAAACTTTTCCGTAGTCTGGAGGAATATTTTCTTCTCCACCCCAAACAATTACATCTTGTATTTGTGGATTATCTTTTAATAATATATTTTTATAATCTGTTTTTGTAACTGCTCTTTCTGCAGTAGTAAAATTTCTTGTGGCGTTTATTTTTATATTATTTTTATTTTCTTTCGGAGAACCACCAAAAGATGGTTGAATTACTTTTGTGTTTATTGATGAAAATTGTGGAATAGAGCCACTAAAAGAAGAAAAATCCCCTTGAGATGTTGTAAATATAGAATTAGAGTTTACAACACCTATTCCATTTCCTTGTTCTCCTAAAGTTTCAATAATTTCTATTCTAATTATACTTGAATCTTTTAATTTTGCTCCTAATATTCCATCTCCAAAAAATATTGTCAAAAATCCATCAGAATTTTCTTCAAGAAAATAAACATTACTTTCTCCATTTATTTTTGTTATATTTTTTGCTTCAGTAAATAATATTTCTTCTGTATTTTCTGAATTTGGTTGAACTTTTACAACTAAAGTAGTAGAATCTACATTTGAAAATGGTATTATAAATTTTTGCGTTTCATTTTTAATATCGTAAATAAAAGAAAAAGTTTTTAATTTTCCTTGTTTTAAAGATATAATATTTGATTTTTTTGTTATAGTTTGAGGTTGAGAATCATTGGTTACTATAGAAAAGTAAACATCTTCCATTGTCAAAAATGGTATATTTTGACCATCTTTATTTGCAATATAATTTGTATATTTTGGTATATAATAATTATTTAAATCTTGATTTGATTGAAATGCAGTTGTTATTTCTATTGTGCATGTTGATGCTGTTATTGTTTTAGGAAAATAATTAAAATGTTTTGCTAATGATACAATTGAAGATCTTTTTGTAGCACTATCTAAAAACATTTCATTTATTGTAATATTATTATAATATGCATTATAATAAGTATTATATGCTAAAATGTCCATTAAAACATTTAATGCTGATCCTTCAAAATTATATGAATTAAATTCTTCTTGGGTTTTTAAAAAATTTATTAAATTTTGTTTTATCCCTACGATATCTAATTCTGAAATTTTTAAATTTTTATTATTCATCGAGTTCTACCAAATACAAAAGAGATTGAATCTGAAATATTATTTTGATTTACTATCTTATACTTAATTGAAATTACAATTGAATTTAAAGGTTCTGAATATTGTAAGTCGATATTTTCTAACAAAATTCTAGGCTCAAATTTTAATAAAACTATTTCTATTTTAGATTTTAATATATTTGCATCTAATATATTAATATTTTCAAATAAATACTTTCTAATACCTGCATTAATTTGTAAATTATATGGTTTTTCATATAAATTTAAAAATAATAAAGTTTTTATAGATTGTTTAATTGCTTCTTGATTTTTTGATAATACTAAATTCCCTGTAACTGGATGTGATAAAAAATTATATGATAAATCTGTTATTTTAAATTCTTGTTTCATATTTATTCTCTGTTTTTATTATTTAGTATATTTTTAATCAAACTTAAAAATTTTTGACATAATATTTCTATTTCTTGTTTATTTATTTTTTCTGATTTTGCTTCAGAAGACCATTCTACTAATAAAACGCCTATTATGTTTATATTTTTGTGGCATTTTATTGGTAGAATTACAAAAGAAATAGTATTATGAGCATCAAAAAATCCCTTTAAATTTGAACCAACAAGATCGTTTATATTATTTATTTGAAATGGTTTTTCCGATAATTGAATTATATCATAATAAGGAGATAAATAATATCCTTGAATTTTTTCAATTATTGTTGTAACTCCCCTAGTTACCGATTCATGTGTCATAGAAAACTTTAATATAGGAGAACCATTATAAAAGTATTCTCCATTATGAAATTGTATTATACTAGTTCTAGCAGAATCAGTTAATACTCTAAATTCTGTTAAAATTTCATCTAATTCCGAATAAATTTTTATATTTTTTACAGTTATTGCGTCTTTATTTCTTTTCTTTCTTTTTTCTAATAATTTTTTTATTTTATCGGTAATCCATATTATAATAACAGTAATTATGGCAATAACAGCATATCCTATATGTTCACCCAATTTGTATACTAATTCTTGCATTCCCTCTCCTAAAATAATTGGGTTATATTTTTATTGTTTTAAAGCCGTTTTTTATAATATCGTCATAATTAATGCTATTTGAAAATACGGTCAAAATTTGAAGATTTTGTACTTGGGGTCCGTCTTTTTCTTCCCAATTTTTCTTTAATTTTGCGCACAAAACATGAAATTCATCACCTTGAATATCAAAAAATACTTTTTCTGTAGTTAATAAATTAAAATGCTTGTCTGCAGAAAACCAAAATTCACCACCTTTATTTGTTCTTGGATTTTTATATGCAAAAAAATACATTTTTGGGTCTGGATTTGAAGATCTTCCAGCAGAAACAGGGTCCCAACCAGAAGCAATAGACATATTTGCAGAGGATGATATAGTTAAATTGCCTGAATTAGGGTCAGAAGTTTCTATAATTGTTTGTTTATTTGATCTTGAAATATAATTATCAGAATAAACATAGTAATTATTTTTCATTATCTTTGATTCTTTATTACCTATTGTTTCTAAATGCGCATTTCTATTATACATTTGTAAATAATCTAGAACTCCTCCAATAGAAGTTGCTCTAGATCCCTGAATATGTTTTATTTCATCTTTTCCTATAAAAGTTTCAAATTTACCTGTAACATGCAATCTATAATCACCATTTACATATTGTTTGTAATTTCCTTCTTCTTGTCTGATATTAACGTCACCTTTTTTTACTAAAGTGTTTGTATTTCCTTCCTCTACTGTAATGTTGACATCGCCTTTTTCTATAAAAATATTTATATTTGCGTTTTTCCCTACATGAATATCAAAATTTGTAGACTCCTCTTCTGTATTTTCATTTTCTCCTGCATTTACTAAAATTTTTAAAGATTTGTCTACAGTTATTTCTGAATATCCAGAAACGTGCAATCTATTATCTCTTAAAATAGAAGTATATGAATCTCTAACAATTTTATCAACTCTATCTCCATTTGGATGAAATTCAACAAAACTACCAGTTCTATGATTAATTGATATTCTTTCACTTTCTTTATTGTCATCAATTTCTATAACATGACCACTTTCAGAATGGTACACTTTATTAAATGGATATATTGTTCTTTTTTTAAAAAATTGTTCTTGATTATCTCCTGTTCCCCAACTACCATCACAAGAACATTCGAAGTCTTTTTCTTCTATGTCTTTGCCTTTTATTTTTGCATATTGGGTAGGGGATTCTTTCCATCCTAAATTATCCATAGTTATATCTCTTCGTATATTTTTTCGTTATTTGAATTAATTCTATTTTGTTCTTTTATTGCTCTATAATTAGAAAAATCAGATTTTATATCGCTAGAGTATTTATTACTTTCATCATATTGTATGAAGTTTGCTTTTTTAATATTAGGAAAACGTATATTAGGTGATACTTCATATTTTTCTGTGGGATATATTGCTAATTTTACTGATTTTTCTAATATTCCACCATCATCTATTAATTTTCTTTTTATTTCTATTAAAGTTTTTTCTATTCCTTCAATATTAGAATTAATTACAGAAGGACTCATTTTATCAATATATTCTTCTCTTGGATAAAATTCTGGAGCCTTATTTACAATATTTACTTCTTCTCCTGGTAAATATTCTATTTGTTCTATTTCAACTGGATATTCTGCTATATTTTCTCTAAGATCTAAAAATCCATTTATGGTTTTTTGTCCTTCTTCTGCAAAAATATCACTAATTTCTTGATTTGGTTTAAAATGTGGTCTTGGTAAAACACCAAATACTATTGGTTGTTGACCATAAGGATCATCGAAATATCCAATTACTAAAGAATTAATAGTTAATCCGTTTGGAGATGCTCCAACTCCAGAATTAGATCCCACTGTAGGAGGCAATACTACTATCGCCCAAGGAAGACAGGAATTGTCTAATTGATTAGTATTGGGATTGTGATGACCAAATATACGAACTCTAACTCTTCCTGCCTGAAGAGGGTCCATTATATCTACAACAATTCCTTTCCAAAATTCAATATTATCTTTCATTTATCCACCGAATCTTTATATGCTCTAATTCTACAAAAATATTTAGGAGAAGTCATATCTTTTAATTGTATTACATGTTTTACCGTTGTCACTAAAAATTTACCACGATAAAATATATCTTCTTGCTTTTGATTTTTTTCTGGATCATAAAATAACGGTCTACTAAAATATATTATATTTCCTACTGCTATTTCATTTGAATCTGAATTTCCAGATGCAACAAATTCTACACCGAGTTGAAATAATTGCCCCAATTGACTCAGTCTTTTTGATACACAATATGGTTCATTTCTTTGTCCACCTGGTTTTTCTTTACAACAATAAGAATGTTGTTTTACATTATAACTTCTATAGCACATAGGACCTTTAATATAGTCCCAAAATTGTGAATCATCATCAATAAATTTATTTTCTGTTATATGTGTTTGTTTATTCCATTCTTTTTTAAGATCATAGGTACTATAATCAAAACCATTTTCATAATGAGGATCGACTGTAAATACTGCAGATGCAAATGTTCCTGCTAAACTTTCTTCTAACAATCCTTTATTTATTGCCTCATGGGTAGATATCATTCGTCTTGTAATAGAATAATCCTTATCTGTTAAAAATTCACCATAAATAAATCCAACAGATGAAAAATCATTACCACTAGGTTCTGGTTGATTACCAAAGGTAGATTCTTTAGAATATAATTTTCCTAAACTAATGTAATTATGTTCTTTTTTTAAATTTTGCCAAAAAACATAATTAACATCATCTATATTTTCTTCTCTTACCGAATATTTTAACATTGTTGATATATGCTCTATCGTATTACCATAAGTTAATGCTGTGGTAATATCTCCTTTAGTTTTTTCTACTTCTTTCCATGATATTTCAATTTCATTTCCCAATTCTTGCACAATATCTGATATTTTTTGTTTTGAAAAACATCTTGATATTTTTTTTTCTTGATCTAAATAAAAACATTTATGTATAAAATACAAAATAGAATCTTCACTTGTTTTATTATATGGAGATATTGGATCAAATCCATATACCAAATAATCTCCTTTTGATATTTCTATTTTTGGTTGTGGATTTTTATCATCATCTAAACCAGAAAATGAAAAAGAAATTGTGGTTTCTGGTCCACCTTTTAATTTTAATTTTCTTATAATTTTAAATGAAGCAGCATCTCGCACATGAACATAACCTCTAACATATGGAGAAAAAATATTCTCTTCTACACAAATTTCTATGACATTTGCGCTTATATCTAACTGCTCACCTTCACTAAAAAGCAAAACTTTAGACCATTCACCTAGTAAAAATTGATTTGGAGGTCCATTTTCGCTCATTATTCATTTTCCATTTCATTATTATTTAATACATTAAATATATTATTTTCTTTAGAAGCGCCAACTAATAAAGAATTAAAATGAGATACTATTTCACTCATATATTGAGGTTTTATTAAAATAATATTTCTTTTTGCATCGTTTTTATTTATTTCATATTGATAATTAGTTATAGCAAACACTTCATTATTATTACTATAACTTTCAAGATATGTTATGTTATTATCTTGGAAAATTGTGTCATAAGGAGACATAATTTCATTATTTTTTTGAAAATGATGTAGTCCAAATTTATCATCATAACTTATATTTCTATTATTAGAATTTATTATTTTTATTAAATTATTATTATTATCATATAAATATAAATTATTTATAATATTACTTGATATTTTGTTAGTTATTAATTTATTTAAATTTTTATCATAATCTAATACTTTATATTTTAATATATTTGTTCCAACATATGAAATATCTGATATATTTAAATTTTGTGTTTCATTAGGATTTATTACAATAGAAGTATTGTTGTATTTTTTGTTGACATGTTCTAAAAATATTTCATATTTTAAAGGCCATTCTTCATAATAATTTTGTATATTATTTAATAAAATTATAAACCAAGAATATTCAATATTATTATACAATAAACTTGCCAATAACTCTGGTGTATCTTCTTCTTTTAAAAAATAATTTTCTACTAAATTTGATTTTGTAAAAGAATCTGTAAAAAATACTTTTTGTAATATATTAGTAATTAAATTGTTATTGTAAATTGTATATGGATATTTTCTAAACATATATAAAACCTATATTGTTTTGTTATATTCGTCTGATATGGATTCTCTAGTAGAAACAAGATTTTCTTGGAATGTTAGATTTATATTTGCAATAGAAGGAGAACCATCAAAATGTCCTGCATATGTTCCCAATTCACCATAAGATACTTGCATATCTGTAAGAACACACCCTATTTTTTCTGCTCCTGCATTATTATTTCCTGCATCGCTATATGTTCTAATACCATGTCCAAGAGAAAAAAGTCTTTTTCCTGACCAGTTACTACCTGTTCCTGAAAGTGTGTTTACACTTATCGCAAATTTTGCAGGATATCCCATTTTCCATATAGTATTATCAGTTATAGGATAAATATACTTTCGCATAGCATTTATAAAAGTGTATAAATTATCAGCATCTTTTACTGAAAATGGAGTAATTCTAAATTGAAATTGAATTTGTCTTAAATTTGGTCCTCTATATGCCATTTCAATATTTGGATTAATTCCAGTTCTTGTTGCAGTAGAATATTGATTGTATATGTTTCCTTGACCAGCAAGTGCTTTTACATCCAATAAAGTATTACTACCTTTGTTGGTGTCTCGGATAAATCTATCAATAAAGAATTGTCCACCAGATTTTATTCCTTCTAGAATTCCTGAAGCAACACTCCCATTTTTCATTGCATTTTGCATTACTTTTGCTTCTGCAAAACCAACACCTTCATAATTAGCACTATGTAAATCTATTATATCTGATGGAGCAGGTAATGCCCATAACATTTTTTCTTGGTTTAACTCTTTTCCGGTTGTATCAGTTCCTGAAGAAAGAGTTTCTATTGATGAATATATAAGCATATCATTTCTTGTTATTGAATTCTGATTTATTAGAGTAGGAATATTTACAGTTAATAAATTTGAAGCAACAAGTTGGTTTTTTGCAGAATTTATTATATCTTCTATGGACATTTTTTCTCCTTTTACTATATATGTATATGTCATATAAAGGATTATTTAAACCCAAAAATATAGAAAAATACCAAGGAGATCCATGTAAAATAACATATAGATCTCTTTGGGAAAGAAAATTTATGGTTTTTTGTGATAATAATCCAAATATTTTAAAATGGTCATCAGAAGAAATAATTATACCTTATATATCAATAGATAACAAAATACATAATTATTATGTTGATTTTTGGGTAAAAATAAAAACAAAATTAGGAATAGAAACTTTTTTAATAGAAATAAAACCCCTAAAACAATGTCAACCTCCAAAAATTAAAGATAATAAGAAAATTTCTAAAAAAGAATTACAAGAAATTAAAAAATGGAATATAAATACAAAAAAGTGGTTATATGCTAAAAAATTTGCAGAAGAAAAAAATTGGAAATTTAAAATTTTAACAGAAAATCATCTAAATATAAAATAATATGATACCATCATTTATAACAAAATTTAAAATTGCAAGAACAAATAGATTTGTTGCTGTAATTACTCCTCCATCTAGTATAGGCAATACAAATTTTAGAGATATTGAAATAGAGGCTGCGGAAATTCCTGGAATGTCAATAATGACCACAGAAGTCAAATATGATCAATCCCCCACAATACTCATACCATATCAGAGAAATCCACAAGGACAAGCAACACTAACTATAAGATTAGATGAAAACCATATTTTTAGAAAGTATTTACATGAATGGATGGAAAATATCATAAGAATACCACAAAATCCAACTTCTCCATTTGGATATTCTAAAAATTATTATAATACATATGTTGGTGGTGTATCCGTACATCAATTAGGTATTGATGGAAAAGTAACAAGTAGTATTTCTTTAATAAATGCTTTTCCTATAAATATTGATACTTTACGATATGATTGGGGAGATTTTGACCAATTTCATAGAATGAATGTAACTTTTTCTTATCTTGATTCACAAAATGAATTTTTATAATTAATAATGAAAGGATATAATTATAATGCAACTCCCGAAAATTCAGACACCGA